CCGACGAGATGGAGATGCTTACCTCGCGCACGGGCGACCCGCTGACCGACGTGAGCTTTGGCGTGCTGGTTATCGTCAACGACAAGATCATCGGCGCCATGGACTCGTGGGTGGCCGACAAGACGCTGCCGGTGGACGTCTGGAACTGGCGCAAGAGCGACGACAGCCCGTTCGGCTACGGCCTGCCCGACGAGCTCGAGCACCAGCAGCGCGTGGTCAACGCCGCATGGCGTCAGGTCATGGACAACGGCCGCACCTCGCTGGGCGGCCAGATCGTCATGAAGAAGGGCATGGTGATCCCGCAGAACAACTCGTGGGAGATCACGCCCAACAAGATCTGGCTGGCCAAGGACGACCTCGCGGACGTGCGCCAAGCCTTCAGCGTGTTCGAGTTCAACAGCCACCTGCAGGAGCTGCTGGCCATCGCTCAGGCGGCCATGCAGTTTGCTGACATGGAGTCGGGCATGCCTCAGCTCATGGGCGGCGAGAAGGGCAGTGCGCCAGAGACCGTCGGCGGCATGGTCATGCTCTACAACAACGCCAACGCTGTGCTGCGTCAGCGCGTCAAGCTGTACGACGACGCCGTTACCCGCCCGCACCTCGGTCGCTACTACGACTGGAAGATGGCCAACGATCCCGACCCGGCCATCAAGGGCGACTTCGAGATCGACGCCCGCGGCAGCACGGCCCTCGTCGAGCGCGACATCCAGAATCAGGCGCTGCTCAATCTGGCCAACATCACCAACAACCCGCGCTATATCCCGCACCTGCGCGAGCGCGAGGAGCTCAAGTCGATCCTCAAGGCCTTCAAGGTCAACCCCGAGGAGCTGATGAAGCCCGAGGACGAGGTCAAGCAGGAGATGGCCGCGCAGGCCGAGCAGGGCGCACCACAGGATCCGCGCATCGCCGTGGCCCAGATGAACCTACAGGCCAAGCAGATGGACATCGAGGCCCGCCGCGAGGCGCTGCAGCTCGAGGCGCAGCTGACGCAGATGGACATGGAGTCCAAGCAAGCCAACACCGCCTACCAGATCGAGCGCGAGCGCGCCGAGTCCGAGCAGGCCATGATCGACCGACAGTTCGAGCGCGAGATCGCCATCGCCAAGATGGAGGCCGATGGCCAGCTGACGCGCGAGGAGCTTGCCCGCAAGGAGCGGCTGGAGCTGCTCAAGCTCGACAACGAGCGCCAGCTGTTCAACGCCGAGGCCGCGATTAAGGCTCGTCAGGGCTCTGGAATTTGATGCTTGCGCACCGTTTATCACAATGCTATAGTTCGTCCCGGGCAAGTGTGTCTGCAGTTGCTCGTTTCTCTTGGATCGACATTTTGGGGCGCCCTCACCGGGTGCCCCTTTTGTTTTGGGGACTTGATTGAAGCCTGAAGACTTCCGCACGCCAGCGTGGAGGCGGCTTTCGCAGCATGTCAGTGATCGCATTGACGAGCTCCGAAAGCTGAATGACTCACCGTCATACGGCCCCGAGCAAACAGCCCTGATTCGAGGTGGGATCAGTGAGCTGTCAAAGATTCTCAGCCTTGCCGACGAGGCGAGCCTGAGTCCCGCAGTCGACCCTGAAGAGCTTGCTCACAGCGTCGGCGACCCCGGCCAGTAATGGCCAAAAGTGAGACGACCACCGAAATGACAACTGCACAGGAAACTATCAACCCGCAAGACGAAGCACGGAAGATCTGGGATCAACTGGACGCTGAGGAATCCGGCCGCGCGCAGCCGCCTTCCGATGAGCCAGCCGATCCGCCAGCACCCGAGCACACCCCGGCCGAGCCCACTGACCCAGCACCCGCCGATCTGGCCGATGCAGCAAAGGGCGGTGACGAGCCAGCGCCAACGGGTGAGCAGGCACTGATGGACAAGATCGCTGGACTTGAAGCCATGCTTGGCCAAGTCACGCAACGTCTGCGCAATGCCGAAGGCCACATCGGTGGCTTGGGGAGCCAACTCAAGCAACAGCTTGCGACGGCCCAACAGGTCACAGCCAAGGGCGGCGATGCACCCACTGCCGGAGAGATCCGCGCAGCGCAGAGCAACCCCGAAGCAATGGCGCGACTGAAGGCGGACTACCCTGAGTTCGCCGATGCGATGGAGTCAGCTCTGAACGAGCGGCTGAGTGCGTTGGAGCAAAAGCTCCAGCAGGCTCAGCAGCCTGCTCAGACGGGCATCAGCCCAGACGACATTGCAAAGCTGCGCAGCGAGATGGCGGTCGAGGTAAGGCACCCGGGCTGGCAGGATCGTGTGAGGACGCCTGAATTCGTTGGTTGGCTACAAAGGCAGCCCCGAGAGGTCCAGCTGCTTGCGGCGAGCGAAAGCCCGCAAGATGCGATTCGACTACTCGATCTGCATGGCGAAGCCACGAAATCAGCGGCGTCGCAAAGAACGCAGCGCCTGAGCTCTGCGGCGGCAATTCCCTCAGGCCGATCTGGCGGCAACGTCAGGCAGAAGGCCGTCGAGGACATGAGCCCCGAGGAGTACTGGCGCTATCTCGATGAACTTGATCGACAAAAAGGTAATTGATCATGCAAACCTATTCGCTTGTTCCTTCCCGGAACCTCATCATGGCCGAGCGCGAAATGCTCAAGCACGCCATGCCCATCAAAGTCCTGAGCACCTTCGGCACCCAGAAGCAAGTGCCGCAGAACAAGACTGACACCGTGGTGTTCCGTCGCGCTCTGCCCATCGACGCTGGCTCCAACGGCGCTCCCAACATCACCGCATCGAACTACCTGCTGCAGGAAGGCGTGACCCCTGGCTCGCGCACGATCGCTTACCAGGACGTTCAGGTGACCCTGCAGCAGTACGGCGTGCTGATGAAGCTCTCGAGCAAGGCCGAAGCCATGTACGAGGACGACATCCCCGGCGACATGGTCAAGCTGGTCGGCGAGCACATGGCCTCGATCGAAGAGCTGATCAGCTACGGCGTGGTCCGCGGCGGCACCAACGTGGTGTACGCCAACGGCACCGCTCGCGCTTCCGTCAACACTGGCATCAGCGTCAACAAGCTGCGTCAGGCTGCCCGTCAGCTCGAAGCCGCTCACGCTCATCTGGTGACTGAGAAGCTGGCCGCCTCGGTCAACTTCAACACCACCGCCGTGGAACCCAGCTATCTGGTGTTCATCCACACCGACATGGAAGCTGACTTCCGTAACCTGACCGTGAACAACCAGATCGTGTTCACGCCTGTCGCCCGTTACGGTTCGCAGAAGCCCGTGCATGAGCGCGAGATCGGCGCCATCGAGCGCTTCCGCATCATCACCAGCCCGTACTTCAAGCCGTTCCTCGCTGCAGGCGGCACGATCACGGCTGGCCACTTCCTGTCCAACGGCGGCACCACCGGCACCACGGCTGACGTATACCCCATCATGGTGGTTGCTCAGGAAGCCTGGGGCCAGGTCGCACTGAAAGGCATGAACGCCATCCAGCCGATCTACCTGCCCGCAAAGCAGATCACTCACGCCAACCCCATGGGACAATTTGGATACGTCGGCGCCAACTTCTACAAGAACGCTGTGCGCCTGAACGAGAACTGGATGGTCCGCATCGAGGCTGCCTGCTCGGCTCTGTGATGACTGGGGGCTTCGGCCCCCATCTCTCGCAACTCTCTTTTCAAAGGAACTGAATCATGTCTGACAACCTCGCAATGAGCTCGGGCGCCACGCTTTGCTTGGCCGCCGCCGGTCTGGCTGAAGGCACTGCTGCCAACACCATCAAGACCGTCAACAACATCACCTACACCATCGACGGCCGCTTCTACTCGAAAGCTGCCACCGATGACATCGCCATCAGCTTCACTGGCCCCAGCGTGTACCAAGCCCCCACGGGCGTGGGCTCGATCAACGGTGGCTTCACTGGTGGCACCAACGGCTCGACCCGCCTGTATCTGGTCTGCCTGAACGCTGCTGGCGCCGTCAGCATCGTCCCCGGCAAGATCGTGGACAGCGCTGCTCTGGCTGCTGGCACTGTGTCGCTGGACTTCCCCGACGCCCCGCGCGGCGTGTGCCCGATCGGTGCCATGCGCATCGCCGTGACCGCTGGCACGACCTTCATCCCGGGTTCGACCGATCTGTCCGCCTCTGGCGTGACCGACACGTTCTATGACCTGATGGACGTGCCCGCCAACCCGCTGACTGCCTAAGTCGGCAAGGGGTCGCCTTCGGGCGGCCCCGACCCTGTTTAACTGGAGACCAGACCCATGAGCAAGATCAACAGCTACGAGCGCCAACGCACCATCGACTCGACCGATGTAAAGATCGAGAACGAGGTGACCCCCGCTGCGCAGGCATCCGCCCCGGGCGGACACGAGATCGACACTGACCGTGTGATTCGCACCGACCAGCTCGATGAAGAGGCGTTCATGCGCGACGAGATGGAGATCATCCTGATGGAGCCCGGCAGCGAGCACGACCCGCAGTTTGCTGAGGTCAATGTCAATGGTGACTACCGCCTGCTGATGCGCAACGGCGAGCCTCAGCGCGTGCGTCGGTATCACGTTGCTGTACTGGCGCAGGCCAAGCAGTCTCGCGTGCGCCAGAAAAAAATCGTTGCTGGCGACGGATCGATGGGTTTTCAAGAAGACAATGTGCTGTCTCTGGTGTACCCGTTCAGCGTGACGCACGATCCCAACCCCAAGCAAGGCGCGCCTTGGCTGCGCAAGATGCTGTCCAACCCGGTCTAAGCCATGAACTACCTGCAGCTCGTCCAGCGTCTTCGATCGGAGGTCGGTGCGTCCGGCACTGGTCCGTCGTCCGTCGTTGGCCAGACGGGTTTGCCGCAGCGATTGGTTGATTGGACCAACACAGCTTGGCTCGAGATCCAAGGTCTGCACAACACTTGGAACTGGATGCGCAAGCCGTTCGCGTGGGAGACGGTCGCCGGCACCGGCGACTATCTGCCCAGCGCGATCACCAACACCCTCACCAGCAGCGTCATGACAGACATGCGCTACTGGTACAAAGACACGTTCCGAGCTCAGAAGAAGAGCATCGGGATTCAGGACGAGCAGTGGCTCGTCGAGTGGGAGTACTACGTCTTCCGCAACACCTACCGCTTCAACGTGCAGGTCAACGGCCGCCCGGTGGTGTTTGCTGAGAACCCGCAGGGCAAGGCCCTGATGCTCGGCCAGATCCCTGACGACGTCTACATCATCACTGGCGAGTATCAGAAGAAGCCGTACTCGCTCGTGGCCAACACCGACGAGCCGGACATTCCCGACTACTACCACATGATGATCGTCTACAAGGCCATGGAGTACTACGGCCTGTACGAAGCTGCGGCAGAGGTTCTGGCCCGCGGCAAGGCTCAGTATCAGGCCCTGCTGACGCAGCTCGAGCACGAGCAGCTGCAAGAGGTCTATCTCGGCAACCCGCTGGCCTGAGGCGCTGACTCATGAATATGGACCAGCTCCCTCAGGTTCGATACGACCTGATCCGCTTGGCCGGTGGTCTTGATCAGGTCACGCCCACGCTCTCGCTCAAGCCGGGCATCGTGCGCAGGGCCGCGAACTTCGAGTGCTCTGTCACGGGCGGATACACACGCATCGGGGGCTATGAACGATTCGACGGCAGGCCAAACCCGTCTGACGCTCAGTACACCATCATCAGCGGCACCTTCATCGGTTCTGTCAGCATCGGCAACACCGTCACCGGCGCCACCTCGGGCGCTACCGGCAAGGTCATTGCCATGCCGACAGGGCAGATTGTCATCACGCGCCAGACCGGATTCTTTGATCCGGGCGAAAACCTGACAATCTCTTCCTCGATTGTCATCACCGGCATCGAGATCATCGGCGTGGCGGCAGATGGCCTGAACGACGCGACCTACAGGTACTTGGCTGCCGAGGACTACCGCGCATCCATTCAAGCCGTTCCGGGCAGCGGCCCGATTCGTGGCGTT